GTACACATTAACAGCAACTGAACAAGTAAACTTTTTATCAACAGATTTCATGCATGTATCAACAGATTCAACTGTATCATCAGCTGCTGTTGATGGTGCTTTAAGTCATGCATTAATTAAAACTGCTGGTTCAGGTGGTGCAAACGGAACACATACAAACGTTACAGTTAGAGGAGATGGTTCAAGTGCAAAAGCTTCTGTTACTGTATCTGGTGGTGCTGTAACAGCAGTATCAATTACAACTGCCGGAACAGGATATACTTATGGATATGTTAGAAATGCAGACATAGTAACTGCTGGTGCAACAAGTTTATCTGTTCAGAACTAGATGTAATCATTCCACCAAAAGGTGGTCATGGTGCAAATGCAGTAGAAGAATTAGGTGGACATTATGTAATGATGAACACAGACTTTACAGGAGATGAATCTTCAAACTCTGGCGACTTTACTGTTGCAAATGATTTCAGAAGGGTAGGACTATTATTAGACCCAACAACAGGTGGTTCAGCTGCTAGTGCAACAACTTTAAGAGGCACTAAGGCAGTTAAATTATCAGGAACACCAGGTTCATTTTCAGTAGATGAAGAAATTAATCAGGCAAGTACAGGTGCTGTTGGTAAAGTAGTAGAATATGATTCTACAAATAAAATACTTTATTATATACAAACAAGATTTAATGATGAAGGCGTAGATAGTAATGGTAATGAAACTGCTTTTAGTGGTGCAAATGCTATTACAGGTCAAACATCAAGTGCGGCTGGTACACCAGATACATCAACACAAACTGTTGATAACATAGTATTCTCTAGTGGATATAATTCTGGTGAAATAGATTCGGATACTGATGTTCTTTATCAAGAAAATAGGTCGCCAATAACAAGGGCGTCCGACCAGACTGAGAATATAAAATTAATTGTTGAATTTTAGAGAGAGATAATTTATGCCAAGTCCAACAGACTTTAATCTCTCGCCTTACTATGATGATTTTAGTAAATCTAAAAATTTTCATAGAATATTATTTAGACCAGCATTTGCTGTTCAGGCGAGGGAATTAACACAATCGCAAACGATTTTACAAAATCAGATAGAACAATTATCTGACCATATTTTTGAACATGGCGCAATGGTCATACCTGGTGAAATCAGTTATGACTTAAATTACTATTCTGTAAAATTAACATCATTTACTGGTACATCAACACTATCAACTTTTGAAGGCTCTGTATTAACAGGTGGTACTTCAGGAGTACAAGCAATTGTAGTAGGTAGTGATGTAACAGATGGCACAGACCCAAATACTCTTTATGTAAAATACCTAAAAACAGGAACAGATAATGCGGCTGTTACATTTACAGATAGTGAAACTATCTCTGGTGTTGATTCAACTTCAACTGCTGTATCGGCAGTAGTAACAAGTACACATACAGGTTCGGCTGCTGAAATACAAGCAGGTGTTTATTACATAAACGGATTTCATGTTGATGTAACTAATCAAACAGTAGTATTAGACAAATATACAAATACACCTTCTTATAGAGTAGGTTTAGCGGTTGCAGAAAGTTATGTAACTTCTAATGATGATTCATCATTAAATGATAATGCAACAGGTTCATCTAATGTAAATGCTCCTGGTGCTCATAGATTTAAAATTGCATTAACACTTGGTAAGAAAACATTATCATCAACAGATGATGAAAACTTTGTAGAATTATTAAGATTAAAAGATGGCAAAATTCAAAACCAGGTTGTTACTTCTCCTTATTCAATATTAGAAGATAATCTTGCTAGAAGAACTTATGATGAATCTGGAGATTATGTTGTAAGAGGATTAGATATTGATATTAGAGAATCAGTATTAGCAAATAATAATAGAGGAGTTTATGCTGACGGTGCTACAACTTCACAAGACGGAACTGCTTCAACTACAAAACTTGCAATAGGTATTGGACCTGGTAAGGCATATGTTAAAGGTTATGAATTAGAAAATATAGGAACCACATTCTTAGATGTAGATAAGTCAAGAGGTTTTGATACTAACAATGCATTCCCAACTAGATTTGATGTTGGTAATCATGTAGTAGTAAATAATGTATATGGTTCACCAGATGTTGGTTTAGTATCTTCAGGTACAACTACTGAGGCATTTAAACAAGTATTATTACATAAGGCAGATACAGGTTCAAGAGGAACAATATTAACTGCCGGTAATTCATCTGTTAAACAAATAGGTCGTGCAAAATCTAGAGGATTTGAATATGCTTCTGGTAGTGATACTTCTGATATTATGTCAAGTGGTTCATTAACAAGTGCAACTTATAAACATTATTTAATGGATACTGTAATGCTAACACATTTACATGTTGCAAAAAATGTATCATATACAACAGGTGAAGTAGTTACAGGTGGAACTTCAGGCGCAACAGGTGTCGTAGAAAGTATAAGTGTAAATCATTCAGCAACTATTTCAAGTGCAACTAATGCCGGTGTTGTTACAACAGGTGCGGCTCACGGATTAGAAGATGGTATGCAAGTATTATTTGCAGGCACATTAATTGCTTCTGATTCATCAACTGTTACATCAAAAGTATTTACAGTTAGAGATACAACATCTACAACTTTTCAATTGTATGATGGCACATCAACATATGCATTAGGTAGTACAACTATTTCTGGTAATGTTCAACACACAGTTTGTGTTGTATCAGATGTTCAAGGTGTATTCTCTGCTGGAGAAACACTAACAGGTGGTACTTCAGGCAATTCAGGAGATATTCAATCAGACGCTTTTGGATTTAAAGGTGTAGAAGCATTTGACTTTTCTGCTGTTAAACAAATTTCAATGGCAGGTTCACCAACTTATACTGCTGATACAGTTAGAACAACTGCTAGTGGTGATGTATTAACACTAACAGGAACTATTACTGTTGCAAACTCTAGTAATTCAGTACAAGGGTTTGGAACTAAATTTACAAACGAATTAAAAATAGGTGATAGTATATCATTTATAGATGACGCTGGAACTGATACAACTGCTGTTGTAGATTTAATTATTTCAGATACTCAAATAGAACTTTCTGCTAATGTAGGTGGTTCGGATGTATCAACTAAAGCAATTGTAACAAGAACAAGGGCAAAACTTCAAGACGCTGATAAAAATATTGCAATAATGAAATTGCCTCATGCAACAACTAAAACATTAAAAACAACTGACAACTCTGGTGTTGTAGATACATCATTAAAAGTTAGAAGACAATTTACAGGTACATTATCATCTGATGGTGATATAACAATTACTTGTTCATCTAACGAAACATTTAGTGGTGTTGCAGAAAACGATTTCATAGTTTCAATTGTATCAACAGGTTCAGGTGGTTCAGGTGCCGCTGGTGATGTATTAAGTATCACTGGTAATAATCACGAAAGTGCTGTTATATTTGCAGCTCCTTCAACAACAACTTTAAAATTTGACTTTGGGGCAAACTTTGCTTCTCATGTTGTAAAAATAATTGCAACAATAACAAGAAGTACAGTATCATCAAAAACAAAAACTTTAAATACTGCTCAAACAAAACAGATAACAACAGAGGCACTAGCAACTGCTAGAGGTGGTATAAACATAGGTAAGGCAGATGTATTTGAAATTGCAAGTGTACATATGGCAGCTGACTTTAGTACAACTGCTACAACAAGTGATACAGATGTTACATCTAGATACGAATTAGATAACGGACAAAGAGATAACTTCTATGATATAGGAAGATTAAAACTTAAACCTGGTAAATCAGCACCTACTGGAAGATTATTAATTACATATAGTTATTTTTCACATGGTACAGGTGATTTCTTTGATGTAGATTCTTATTCTGGTGTTGTAGATTATTCTGCTATACCTAGTTATAAATCAGATACAACTGGTGAAACTTTTGAACTTAGAGATAGTTTAGACTTTAGACCAAGAGTAGATGACGCTTCAACTATTAATGCAGGTGATGGACAAGATAGACAATTTAGTGGTTCGGGTGCAAGTGTTATAGACATGGCAAAATTTGGTGGTGATGTTACAACTGACCATGAATTTTACTTAAACAGAATTGATAAGATTTTCTTAGATAAAGAAGGTTCATTTAAAGTAGTAGAAGGTACATCTGATTTAGTCCCACAAGACCCAGAAAATTTAGAAAATGCAATGCATTTAT